TTCTCCCAAGGCCTGCGCAAAAAATCCGAAGGTGGGGGGGGATCACCACCGCGATCCGCCCTTTTCGGGATGCCGTGCGTTGTGACATGCAGCGCACAGCGAAACGAGATTGCTGTCCACCAGTGCGAGATCAGGCCGCTCGTCATAATGCTCAATGTGATGCACGGTCGTCGCCTGCCGCATTCTGCCGTAGCGCTTGCAGTCTTGGCACAGATATCCGTCGCGGCGGAGTATCGCCGCCCGTTTCCGTTTCCACTTTTCGCTCTTGTAAAACTCATCCATGATTCTGCGCAACGAAAAAGAGCACCGATCGCTCGATGCTCTTTTTCTTGAGACGGAAGGCCAAACATGAAGCCGAAGTTATCATGTGCTGTTCTGTGGTTATCCACAATGCCATAATAGCACATGTTTTACTGCAATTCACTGCAATTTACTGCAATCTTTTGGAATTTTGATTCTCGCGGCTCCCGACCTGTGCAGCGAGTAGATCGTCCTCGGCGAATAAAACATTGCGTCCGCAATGTCCTCATAGCGCATGCGGTGCACATAGCGCATCGTGAGCACGCACCGCTCGTTTTGGTTCTCGAGCTGCGCGATCGCGTCCTCAACCTCCTTGACCTCGGCGAGGTAGACAAGCTTGAGGTCGTCGACCTTGTCCTGCAACGCATCCACCCGCTCGGCGAAGATCAGCATCGGATCGGTGCGTGTACCCTGCACTCGGTCTTTGTCGTAGCGCACGCCGCGCGGGAGCATCGCGTACTCGAGGCCTCTGATGCGGGCTTGCAGCTCGCGGATCGCCTTGAGCGTACGGATCGGCCGATTGAGGAACTCCGCGATCTCTGCCGTCATGGTTTGCCACCCGCTTTCGCGATATAGTTGCCGTAGGTCATGCCGTGCCGCTGTGCTTCGAGCGCCAGCCGCTCGATCTCCCTCATGCTGTCCGAGCGGCTTCTCCTCCGCGGAGACTCTGCTCGGATCGACCTCATGTGCTCGAGCGCGAGCTGGTTGTGCCTGCGCTCCTGACATTCGGGCGAGCAGCACACGCTGCGGGTCGACCTGCGGTCAAACGGCCTGCCGCACACGACGCAGTTGATCTGTGGATGTGCTTTGCGATACGCCTGTTCGCGGCACGCCTCGGAGCAGTAGTATTTCTTGCCGATTGCGGTGAATCGCTTTCCGCAGGTGTCGCAGATGCGCTCGGTCGGCTGTGCAGCCTTGTAGCCTTCGCGCTTTCTCGCGATCTCCGCGGCGTTCTTACACGTCGGCGAGCAGTATCTCTTGTCCTTTCGGCCGACGAACTCCTTGCCGCAGATCGGACAGATATGATTCATCTTGGCGTCACCCCCTGCAAAAATAAGTCGTGGATCTCCACCATCCCGTGTCGACCTCGGAGATCCACCATGTTTCAAATCCCTGCGGAAACTGCGCCTGATAGATAACATCGCTCGGCACATCGTGCTCACCGTCGAGTGCGGCCTGCGCGGCCTCAAGGCATCCGTCGGGCAGCTCCATCAGCTCGAGGTATCTCTCGGAGTATTGCCCCTCCTGCCCTACCACGCCCGCCACGGTGTCGGGGAATCTCGGATCAGCAACGCGGTTGAGCACGACAGCCGCGACCGCGATCTGATGCTCCTGCGGGCAGTATGGAGCCTCTCCCGCGATCACGTTGGCGAGGATCGCAAGGTCGGTCAGCGCCACGGCAAAAACGTGTGCCGCCCTCATTCGGCGTCCTCCGCGGCGTCGAGGATTGCGAGGATGCCAATCACGCGATCGCGGAAGATCTCCTCCTCCTCGCCTCGCGTCTCGGCGAGTTGCAATCTGATCGCGTAGATCGCGAGGCGCTCGAGCGACGGATCTCCGAGACGCTCTCTCTGCGTGGCCTGCGCAGGAGCTTCTGCCCTCTCAGTCTTCTTCGTGTACTGCTTCGGCAGCTCGCAGCCGCCCTCGCGCAGGATCTCGACGATCTCGTCTTTGCTGCATCCGTTCAGATCCGCGAGGATCGCGATCTGCGCGGGGCTGTCGATCGCGTCGAGCTTCTCTGGCTTCTGCGGAGGCGGCGGTGCGCCGTAGTAGGGATTGCTCCAAGGCAAATGCGCCATCACTCCGCCTCCTCGATCACGATCTCGGTACGCGGGTGCAGCTTGTCGTAGAGCACTCTGCTGCCGTCGTGGCTCACGATGATAGTGCTATTGTCATCGAGCAGCACCCCGCGCTTGACCAGCACATCGTCCACGGCCTCAAGCAGATTGACGAGATCCACGCGCCGGCGCGTCGGCATGAAGAACAACGCTTTGACGTTGACAGGCTCACGGATCGCCATGTTCGGCAGGCCGACCAGCGTCCGCATCGCGTCGCGCTCGTATCGCTCGTACTGCACCGACGGAGCTACAAAAGGCCGCCCCGTCTTTGCGTTGAGCATGATGCGCTGGCTGTTCTTCTTGCTCACGGGCGCGAGCGGGATCGTCGCCTTGTACAGGATCATTCGCTCGCCTCCCTCATGAAGTCATCGACCATCTGCGCCATGCTGTTGCTGGCCTTTTTCTGCCGTTCGGCCTTGCTCGGCTCCGACTTCCTCAGGGCGTCCCATGTGATACCCTTGTAGCCGCTCGCGATGCTCGCGCGGATCACGCCGATCACCGCGGCCTCGCCGTAGACGGTCGCGTTCTGCTGGATCAGCTCGGCGAGCATCTTCGTCCCGACCATCGTGAGCGGATCGCCCTTTTCCTCTCGGTATGCGATCCAGTCTTCCGCGCACTTCCTCAAATTCGCAGTAAGGGGGTTTAGGGGATAACATTCGTTCTCTATATCTATATCCCCCTCCCCCTCTATATCCTTTGCAGCATCTTCGCGCGATCTTGCAGACATCTTGCGATTATCTTCACGCGATCTTGCAGACATCTTGCGATTATCTTCACGCGATCTTGCAGAGTTCTTGCCTCCTTTTGACTTCTCGTTTGCGGATTCCAGAACGGGTCGGATGAGGTCAAAAGCAATCGCCGCAGCGTCCGCCATCTTCTCGAGATCGGGCACCGTGCCTTTCAGCGCGAAGCCGCAGATGGCGTCATAAGCATCGCACCGTGCCGTCTTATTTTTGATGCGAGAAATCGCCGCAAAAAATGATTCGTAGAATGTGAATTGGTTGCGATCCATTCCCACGCCTCCGATCAAAATGGAAGGTCGTCATCGTTCTCATCGCCGAGATCGATCGATGGCGCCGGAGACTGCTTCGGAGGCTGCCACTGCCCGTTGGGGAGCTGCGCCCATCCAGCGGGAGGCGTGTCGTCCTTCGGCTCGGCCGAGGCCGTTCCTGCGCTCTTCGATTCGACGAAGAAGACGCGATCCGCGACGACCTCAAAAGCCGTCCTGCGGTTGCCGTCCTTGTCGGTGTACTCGCGCGTTTGGATCGAGCCGTCCACGCCGATCGCCTTTCCCTTCGCGAAATAGCGGCAGACAAACTCGGCCGCCTGCCGCCAGCAGACGATGTTGATGAAGTCGGCCTTGCGCTCGCCGTTGGTCTGATAGGTGCGGTCGACCGCGATGCGCACGGTCGTGGTGCTGACGCCGTTCGGCGTGGTTTTCAGCTCGGGGTCGCCGACGAGGCGGCCGATCAGAATCGCTTTGTTGTACATTTTCAGCCCTCAGAAATGCGATGCGAGGCGAAGCGCGTGGCCTCGCCGTATCGGTTGTTCCGCGCGATCATCTCGCGCTCGATCTTGTAGCCCATGCGGCGCAGGTCGCTGATCCGCGACGCAAGTCGCATGATGCCGTATTCCTGCATTGCCTCCAGCTGCGTGATGCTGCCGTAATCGCGCAGGTGCCGCAGGATGCGCTCTTTCTGCGTCATTTCGCTTCCTCCGCGGCCTCGGTGGCCTTTGCCGCGGCCTTCTCCGCCGCATACAGCTTTTTGAAGCAGTCGAGGCACACTGGCTTGTGATAGCGCTCCATCGCCGCGTTGTAGATCGCGTCAGCGGTCTTGCCACCGCTGTCAACGATCGGAGCGTGGCACTCGACGCAGTGCCACTTCGCCGCGGGCTGCGGAGGATCTGCCGCGGGCTTCGCGGTCTTCTTCGACTGCTCCGCGGGAGCGGTCAGCTGATTGAGCATCGCGTTGGCGACCTCCTCCGCGCTGGCGACCGCGGCGTCGATGCCGAAGCCCGCCATGCCGAGAGCACGGCCGACCGCGCTCGTCTCGCAGTTTTCGATGTAGCTCGTTTTATTGATGTAGGAGCTGCTCTCCTTCTCGTATGCCGTGCCGACGCCGATCGTCTTCGGCGATCCGTCCTCGTCGTAGTAGCCGACCTGCGCTCGGAACGCGCACACGCCGTCACCGGTTCCCTTGACGTCAGCGACGCCGCAGATCGGCTCCGTGATGATGAATCCACTCGGATAGCAGCTGCGGAACGCCTTGATGCGCTGGTTGACCTCGGCGTACTCCTTGCCCTTGATATTTGTGGTCTTGATCGCGGCGTTGGCGACCGCGATCTGCTCATACTCGATCATGTCCTGCCTCCTCACTTGATCTTTACGTCGAAGGTGTCGGGCTTCTGCTCAGCCGTGACGCCCTCGACGATCTCGCCTGTCTCCGTATCGATCACGGTGCCGTCGTCGGCGACCGTCAGCGTCTTTTTGAGATCCGCCCACGCAGGCGCCTCGGTGACTTTGACGAGCTGATCCTTGCCCGTGGCCTTGAGCCACCCGACGAGCTGTGCGTCGTCTCGTTTGTAGTCGATGCCGCCGCGCTTGCGGATCAGGTCGCCGTTGAGCAGGCTGTATTTGTCCTGCGTCTTGGTCGACTTATGCGGTACGCTGTCAAAGTAGGCCATCAGCATGCCGCGGAAGTAGCTGACCTCTCGGTCATGTTTGTCGATCTGCTCCTGCATCTGCGCGTCGAGCCGCTCGCGCTGGGCGTCATACATCGCCCGCATCCGCGCCAGCTCGGCGTCGGCCTCGGCGATCTTGTCGACCGCCCACATCGCGCGGCCGTCGTCGGTGATCTCAAACTGCTCCTGCACTTCCTCGATCGCGATCTCATTCGCCATCGTCTCTACCCTCCTCAAATCTGCTCGCGTACCAGTCCGCGAGGCTGTCAAATCCGTCGTCCTGATAGAGGATGTAGTCAAGCAGCTCCTTGGTGTCGTCCTTGAGCGCCTCGAGGCAATCTCGGCACAGGCTTCCCGTCATGTCGTCGGCGTCGTGCCACTCGCCGCAGCAGCGGCAGCGCTCCGCGGGATAGATCTCATCCGAACCGCACGCCTGGCATTGGTCGGCCATCTTGTTGAGCATAGCTCCGCAAACCTTGCAGATGTACATGTCAGAGCCTCCCTCTGTAGATCACCATCGGAGCCGCCAGCAGAGCCAGCCCCGCGATCATCGCCGCGATCCCCGCGGAGATGCTCACCGTCTCCATCACCATGCCGCCCTCGCCTCCGAGGAGCAGCACCGCGGCCGCGATCCACATCACGGCCGTGATCGTCATCCTGCGTTTTCTCATTTTTTTGCCGCCTCCTGTCTCATTGTTTTGCAAGGATCATCGCCAGCTTCGGCGTGGCGATGCCCGCGCGTGTGATGTTGTAGCGCCTCTGCGCTGTTCGATAGTCGATCCCGAGGTACTCTCCGACCTGCTTCGCGCTCATGATCATCGCGCCGCCAGATCGAGCATGTAGCTCCTCGAGGATCTTGCGGTATCCCTCCGTCTCTCTCATGCGTCCGCCTCCCGTTGGTGGTTATGATGGCGTGTCAATGGCACGCCATCTGATTTGTAGCTTGCCACAAATCGTGCACCGCCTTTTGTCGGTTTTTGCCAAAGCCAAAAATGTGCGCCGATTTTTGGCTATTTTAGCCCATTTTTCTGCGTTTACGCAGAGACTTCCGCAAAAAAAATTTCGTTGGGATTCGCGCCGTAGTGGACGCAGAAGGCCTCGATTTCGCTGCGGTAGAAGTCGCTCACGCCCGTCATTTTGCGATAAAGCGTGCTCGGATTCATGCCCATGACGCGAGCGGCGTCGCTTTGCGTCTCCCCTTTCGCTACGATGCAGGCGTTAAAACGATTGACGTCGATCATCTGCTCACCTCCTCTCGTTCTGCGTTTCCGTAGAAAGTATACTACATCGGCCTCTCCATGTCAATGCGTTTCCGCGAATTTTGATTGCTTTTGCGCAGATAAAATGCTATCATTTCCGCGAGGGGGCTGAACATGGGATTCAAGGAGACGATCAAGGCGAGGAGGCTTGAGCTTGGCCTCACGACCGAGGACGTGGCTAAAATCGTCGGAGTAAGCAACGCCACGATCAGCCGCTGGGAGACGGGCGCGATCACGAATCAGCGCCGAGACAAACTCCAGTTGCTCGCGCAGGCACTCCACACCACGCCCGCGGAGCTGATGGGATGGGTCTCCGACGATCCGATGCCCGATAACGTGATCCCGCTCCCGCGGATGAGCGGCGTGCCGCTCGTCGGGACGATCGCCTGCGGCGAGCCGATCCTCGCCGAGCAAAACGTCGAGGCCATGATGCCGATGCCCGAGGGTGTGCGGGCTGACTTCGCGCTGCGCTGCAAGGGCGACAGCATGATCGGCGCTCGCATCCACGACGGCGACATCGTTTACATCCGGCAGCAGCCGACCGTGGACGACGGTCAGATCGCCGCGGTGCTGATCGACAGCGAGGCCACGCTCAAGCGCGTCTACCATGCCGACGGTGCGCTGATCCTCCAAGCGGAGAATCAGCAGTATAAGCCGATGATCTACACGGGGGCGAAGCTGTCCGAGGTTCGCGTGCTCGGGCTGGCGGTCGCGTTTACCAGCGCGATCGGTTGACGGACAGAGGCGTCAACAGAGCGTATAATAGTACAATTTTCTGCACAAATTCATAAAAAAATGAGGTAGAAAGCATGGCGAAAACGAAAAAACGCCCCGACGGGCGCGTCGAAATCGTGCGCACCGTCAAGGGCGTCAGGCATCACTATTACGGGCAAACAAGATCAGAGGCCGAGCGGAAATATGTCGAGGATCTAATGCGCGCGGAGCTGGGCGTCACATTCTACGAGGCCGCGATGGCGTGGTACGCCAAATTCATTGAGCGCGCAGCTCACAACAGCCTGAACTGCTACGACCCTGCTCTGCGCCGCCTGATCGATCACTTCGGAGACCAGCGCGTCGGCGAGATCACCGCGAAACAGATGCAGATCTTTGTGGATGGCCTCGCACAAGAAGGGTACGCCAAAAAGACCGTACAGACGCACCTCATTGTCGCGAGCGACATATTTAAGTTTTCGCGTGTTGAGTTCGCGACAGAAAATAATCCTGCCGCTTTCGCTTCTGTGCCGTCAGATTTGCCGCAGGAGCGCCGAGAGCTGCCATCCGACGAAGACGATGCCTTGATGATGGCAAACGCCACACGCGAGAATTTTGGCCTGTTTCTGATGATCGCAAAGTTTGCTGGTCTTCGCCGTGGCGAAATTCTCGGCCTGCGCTTCGGCGACATCGACCGCGAGGAAAAGACGATCCGCGTCGAGAGGTCGGTGTACTATGTCGGCAACACGCCACACCTCAAAAAGCCGAAGAGCAAGGCGGGCATCCGCACCGTGCCACTGCTCGACGTGCTGGCGGCGATCCTGCCAGAGGGCAATCCGCACGAGTACGTCTTCGGTGGCGAGAAGCCGCTGACCGACAGCCGCGCGCGGGATCTCGAGGACGCATTTCGCAAGGTCACGGGGATCAAAGCCACGCCGCACCAGTTTCGGCATCTATACGCGACGCTGCTCTTCGACGCTGAGATCGCGACCAAGGACGCGCAAGTGCTTCTCGGGCATGCCCAATTTCAAACTACGATGGACATATACACGCACGTCCGCGATCAGAGGATCGCAAAGGCGGGCGCGAAGCTCGAGCGGCTGACGAAGAGAGCCGCGGGACAGTGATTTGCAAGATTTGACTGTCGTAAATTTGTCGTCAGACCGCCAATTTTCCGCATAAACAAGCCAAAAAAATAGAGTTCGATCCTCTTCGTCTCCACCAACGCGAAAACCGCACCAATAAGCCGTTTTTGGCTTACTGATGCGGTTTTTTCGTTGCAAAAACCTGCAAATAACTACATCTAACAACACGAAAAGTGTCGTCAAAAAGTCGTCAAAGTCGTCAAATTGTCGTCAGTTTTTCGTCAAAAAAAGAGCGGAGGCCGAAGCCCCCGCTCTCTGGTTACGCCGTCACAGCGGCGATCTTTTTATCGATATAGAGCCCCACGTCCGCTCGGTAGGTCACGCCGACGGCGCCCGTGTCGGCCTCGATATAGTTCTGGCCGAGAAGCGTGTCGATCTCGGTCGGGGTGAGCTGCGCGGTGATCGGCGTGGCCATCGGGTAGACGACCTGCGCACCGATGCTCGGCTGCGTCCCTGCGACATACACGTCACGATCGCTGATCCACGGCTCGGCGATCGTCTCGCCGTTATAAGACGCGATCTCGGCATGCGTGACCGTCAGCAGGCCCGACGCCGTTTCGAGGTTGCCGCCGTAGACGGTCTGCCCGAGCTGCACCGTCACGTCCGCGGCGCCGCTCATGTCGGCGTTCGCGCTGACGCTGACCGTGACCGCGGTGCGGCCGCTGATCGGGCAGATGTTTTCATAGGGCGCGAAGGTCTGGTCGGACTCGGACGCGAGGCAGATCATCGGGTGGATCTCTGCATCGACCGTGACGCCCGCGTTGATGCCGAGCGTGATCTGATACCAGTTTGCCTCTGCGACAGTCCACGTTGCGCCGCTGCCGGTGTCCTGCGCAACGGGCGCGGGGCCGACCTGCGTCATCGAATCGCTCAGCCTGACGTTGAGGATGCCGCCGACCGCAGCCGTCCCGAAGCCGCCGCTGACGCGGTATGTGCCCGCTTCGAGATAGGTGACGCCGAGAATTTTATGCAGGTTGGTCGATCCTGCTGCTCGAGTGCCGCTGTAGCGCACGCCGATCACGTTCCCGCTCGCATCGAGCGTTTTGGTGAACGTGATGCCGCCTGTCGCCCCGTCGTCCAGCAGGAGCGGGAACTTGTTTTTTCCCGCGCCGCCTGCCCACGGGTGATCATAGCCGTTGAGCTCCTGCGTCGCGTTGATCTGCGCCGTCAGCGCCTTGACGGGAATATCATCGGCGCCGTCTGGAAAACTCGCAGGATCGCCGTTTGTTGTGTCTGTCGGAAACATCTTGAGATAATCCGCTCGCGCCTCCTCGAGTTCCGATGCAACAGCAGCTGCGGTTGCTTCGGCCTGCTGTGCGTATTCCTGCGCCCGCTCCTCGCTCACAGATGCAGAGGCGGACGATTCCGCAGCGTCATTTGCAAAGATCTCTGCACTTTCGGCAGCCGTTTCGACGCGCGAAACTCCCGCGTTGAGGGCCGCGATGGCCTCGGTGATGACGTCCTGCTGCTCGGGCGTTGGCTCTACATCGGAAGGCATAGCCCTGCGGATCACGGGGATCACGATCTTATAAACCGTCTCACCATCATCCGCGGCGGTGTGCAGGAAAAGCCATGCATTGATTGGCTCTCCGCTTTTGAGACACTCATCTGGGATTGATACGCCGTCAGGGCTTCCGATCTGCGTAATACTCTGCAACCTTCCCACGGGGGCGAAGTGCACCTCGTAGGCCTCTGGAAGTTCAAATCCAGACAGTTGCAGAATTTGACCATAATCGTACTGATAGAGCGGTTCTGTGACGGTCTTCCCGCAGCCATTATAGGATGCGATCGTAACATTGCTCATGCGTTGACGGCCTCCTTAACTTTGTCGATGATTTTGAGCGCCGCGGAAATCTTTTTCTCCTGCTCGGCGATCTGTGCTTGCTTCTCGGCGACGAGCTGCTCGAGCTGCGCGATCCGCGCGCTCTGATCCTGCTCGGGCACGCTCGGCAGATGATCGTCCACGCCTGCGGTGATCCACTCGGGACGCCATCCGGCATAGTACGGCTCCTGTGTCGCAATGCCGCTCTGCGTCCACAGCCACAGCGATGGGTTGACCGTGCTGTCGTAGCCCTTGCGCCAAAAGCTGTGGTTGGCCGAGCTGACCTGCGGCGAATAATTGACGTAGGCCGTGCGGATGTCCGTATCAAGCTCAAAGTGCAGGTGCGCTTCCTTGGTTCCGACGCTGCCCTCGTCCGCGAGGATCTCGCCCGCCTTGACGACCTGCCCTGCCTTGACGTAGACGGTCTGCATGTGCATGTAGCGAGCGGTCAGCGATCTGACCGTACCGTCCCGCGCGATGCAGTTGAGATAGACGACGCACAGCCCCTTGCCGAGGCTGCCGTCGTTTCCGACCTTGACGACGGTGCCGTCGCCGCTGGCTCGGATATAGTGATCGGCCTGATTGACTCCCTGATAGGTCGAGATGTCGATCCCGTAATGAGGAAAGCCCCACGACTTGCGGTAGGCCTCGGTTTTGTAGCCGCAGATGATCATCGCCCGCCGAAACGGGAGGAGAAGCCGCTGCGCCATGTCAGCGGCCTCCCTGCTGGGCGTTGTACTGCGCCGAGGAGATACCCAGCAGCACGCCGAGGAACGTGTCGACCGCCATGATCGTCGCGCTGATCTGCTCGGGATAGGGCAGCTCGATCACTCCCGTCCAAATCGAGCCGAGCGTCAGATACAGCGTGCCGATCGCTGGCAGAACGACCTGAGCGATGAATTTGAGAATGTCATAGGTCTTGTTGCTCATGTCATGCTCCTTTCTCGAGGCCGTCGAGTCGCTGATTGATGACCTTGATCTGCTCCTCGACGACAGGCATTCGCCGCGCGAAATTGTTGTGCTCGCGCACCTCTCGCGTCAGCTCCTCGAGCTTGACGTTGGTCACGGCCTGCTCCTTTTCGAGCGACGCGTCAAAGCGGTCTGCCTGCTTGTTACTCTGATAAACAACACCCGCCAGCGTGAGCAGCCCGACGATGACGGAGCCGATCAGCCCGACCCACGCCGCCGTCATCGGAGGAGCCTCCAGCTGTAGATGCGAGCGTTAGGCTGTGTATTGCTCTGCGTGTGGACACGGATCACAGGCTGTGCGGTGTCCGTGATCGAGGAGAGATCGACGGTGATCGTCTTCTGCGCGCCTGCATCGACAAGGGTCGAGCTGCCGATCGTGGTCATGCCGCCGTACTCGGCGCCGATCTCGGCGCCCGTGACAGTGCCGACGCTGACGGTGATGCTGCTGCTGCCGCCGTTCTCGACAACGATCTCGACGGCCGAGTATTTGGAGAGATCGATCGCATCCTCGCATGCGAGATACGCATCGTTTCCAGCGCCTTGGCCGACGCGGTTAGCATACTGCATGAGGATGTAATCCTCAAAAATCATGTCGTAGCCGTACATACTCAGCCACACGATTTGAGACGGGTCGGCGGTATACATGCCGAGGAAATAATAGCCGTGCGGGTTGTTGCCATTGCGCCAAAGAGTATAGTCACCCGCTGCGCCAGCGGCGATGCACCCGATTGTGGACAGCTTCATTTCGCCGCCTCCTCACTCAAGATTGCCGAAGAGCATCCAAATATTTGCGGCGACCTTCTTGAGGCAGGCCACGCCGTAGACGCCAGCAATCTGACGGGCGCCCGCCTGCCCTTCGGGAGAGCGGATCGTGACGCCGCTCGCGGGCGAGATCGTGACGGTGTGCGTGTCGTTCCGCCAAACGAGGATCTCCGTCCACACGGGGAAATTGACGCTCGTTGCAAGCGGCACGGTGATCGTCACGTTTGCACTCGCCGCGTTGACGTTGATCATCTCGCCCGCGTCGGTCAGAGCCAGCGTGCGGGAGGCCGATACGCCGATTCCCTCGGTCGTCACTGCGTCGTAGATGCCGCTCGATTTAACAGGGTTGTTGCTCCCACTGGTCGGATCGTCGTCAAAGGTGAGCGTCGCCTGCTTGGCGTTGAGCTGCGTCTGCACGGGAGATGTGACGCCGTGCAGGTAGTTGAGTTCGGTCGTCGTGGTCGACGCCACGGTGAGGTTGCCGCTCGCGTTGGTGCCGACCGCGCGGGAGGCCGTCCAGCCGCCGAGCGGTGCTGCCGCATCGATGCCGTCGGAGAGCGCCTCGAGCGGCGAAAAAGCCTGCTGGAGGTCGGTGACCGCGGTCTGCCCCGCGGTGTAGGTCGCGAGCGGGAGCTGATAGACCGATCCGCCCGCGTTGATGTCTTCCTGCACGAGGGAGGGCAGCACGGCCGCGGCCTGCGTCACAAAGCTGATCGGTGCCTGCGCGTTTGCCGTGTTTACGACGACGAGCAGACGGCCGTTGACGTCAGATCCCGCGGTCGCGGTGACCGTCTCCTGCTCGATCGCGAAGACGCGCCCGCAGATGATACCGTATCCGCTCGCGATTTGCAGTTGCAGGCCGCCGACGGACGTGACCTCGCAGCCGCTGATGATGCCGCTGCGCTTTTCGAGGTGCTGGTAGAGCGTGGCGTCGTCGATGGGCGCGACGCTGGAGCCGCTCCACTGCTTGAGTACGATGCTCATTTTTGTCGTCTCCTCTCAAGGATCAGTTTTTTTGTGAGGTCAATGCGGACGCAGCCGAAGATCAGCGTCGTGATCTCGTCTCGGCGCGTGTAGCCCGTCAGGATCGTGGAGTAGGCCGCCCCGTCGTGGTAGATCGTGGCGGCTGTGCCGATCGGCATCGTGACGTCGATGATCCTGCCGTCGTTCGGCGCGGTTATCTCTATCAGATCGTTATACTCATCAGGCTTGAGCGCATCATAGGCCGCAGCGTAGGACGCCGCGGCGAAGGTGTCACCGTCGTCCACGTCGACCAGCTCTGCCGACGCGAAAACGGGAGTGATGCGGTTGCTGCTGCCGTCGGTGTCGATCGTGCCGTCGGTGTGGAGGTAGTAGGTCAGCACCTGCGTCTCATCCGCGGCGTTTACGCACACGAGCTTGTTCGGCGCGCCGTAGCTGTCGCCGAGGGTGAAGCTCTTATCGAGCACGCCCTTGAGGTCTGCCTCGATCGTTGCGGAGGTCGTGGCCTTGCCGATCACAACCTGCGCTGTGTGGGTCTGCGGCGACAGCGTGATCGAGACGACGATGCCGTAGGCCGTCAGGCACTTGGCAATGATCTCATAGAGGTTGTGCACGTTGTCTTTGAGGTTGAGATACCCGACCGTCGTGCTGGTCGTTGTGACGGTCAGCCCCGCGATGTTTTGGAGCGCGTCCGCGTTGCTACCGAAATTCGCGGTGATGATCCCCGCGAGGAAGCTCTCCAGCTGATGCGACTGGGTGCGATCGAAATGGACGTCGAGGTCGAAGAGCGAGAGCAGCGGCCTGATCGACAGCCTCGTCGCTCCGCTCTCGAGCTGCACGTCATCCACGATGCCCTGATAGGCCGAGCCGCTCGGCGAGCTGATCACCGCGAAGTCTCCCTTTTCCGCGGAGATCCCGCGGCAGGTGATCTCGGTCGGCTCGAGCGTGAGATAGTCGTAGGAGATCGCGGGCTGCGCGATCGGGGAAAACGCTTTGAAATCGAGCGATCGGTCGAAGATCTCGACCTTAAACGGTACGGGCATTGATCTCCACCTCCGCGGTCGCAGGGATGACGTTGTAGGTGCGATACGGCGTATATCCGGCACCAGCGTTTGCCTCGCGGATCATCGGATAAAAAACACCGTCGTAGCTCGTGGAAACGGCTTGCGCACGGCAGCGCAGGCCGTAGCGGATAAGCGTCGGCTCGACCAGCGTGAAATGATCGACTCCTGCGGCTGCTGCGCCGTCATAGCTTCGCGCAACAATGCCAGAGGGGGCGGAGATGAGCATATCCATCGTGCCATTTTCAGACGGAGACGGTGCTCCGCTGACGATGTACTCACCAACTGGCAGGAGAAACTGAGACGTGTATCTCGTCGCGTTTCCGCTCGGTGTGCCTTGCACGTGGACAGATCCGTCTTCGTTGAGCGTAAAGGCGACGCCGTAGCTTGTTCCGGCGTTGTCGAATGTCGGCGCCTTGTTTTTGCCCGTCATCGTGGTGCCGCCCGTTCCGAGGATTTGAATCTCGCTGACGCCCGCGGGGGCGTACAAAAAGCGCTGCTCCGAGAAGTCGCTCATCGCGTAGAGGTCGCGCACACGCTCGCCCTCGACGGTGTACTCGGCGATCTCCATGCTGTCGGGCCGGGCGTCGATGACGAGCTTGTCGCCGTCCGCGATGTCCGCGGTCACGCTGCCCGAGGCCACGATCTGGCCGCTCTGCACGAGGCTCCACGCAGGATTGGTCACTGGACCGAAGATTGAGAGCACGATCGGACTCTCGTAATCTCCGTTTTCGATCGGGATCGTGCCGAGGCGTCCGTCAAAGTAGGTATAATCGTAGCTGTAGCTGTAGATCTTGCCCTGCGTGATGTCGCCCGTCTCGGCCGAGGCGATCGAGAGACGATGCCACATGCCAGAGCACGTCATCGTGATCGGGCAGATCAGCCGATTGCTCGCGCCGATCTCGGACTTGCCGAGCGTCTGCACCTTGCAGCGGATGCGATACCACTGGTTGAGCGGAGCGTAGCAGAGATACAGCGGGTCGTCGTAGATAAACGCGGCGAACGCCTGATAGGTATCGTATCCGTCGAAGACCATCTCGCCCGAGACGACGTGCTGGTCGAGATAGGCGTCCGTCTCGAGCCACTCGTCGCCCGCGCGGAACGAAGTGATCGTCCGCGAGAAGCCGAGGCCGTCGGGCGCGTGGAAAAAGGCGTCGAAGCGCATCAGATCCCACTCGATGCCGCTCGCGTTGACGAGCTTGAAGCGTCTGACCATCAGTAAGCCCTCCCCAGCGCTCGATTGACCTGCGCGGCAAGATCGCGGGCAGCAGCTGCGCCCGCGGCCGAGTTGTATCCGTTGAACGTGTTATTCATGACGATCTGAGGAGCGCCCCCGCCTCCGAGCGGCTGCACATAAGCACGCCCGCCCTGCACGGTGAGCATCTCCGCACCAGCTTCGCCGACGATCGCGCGGCCTCCGTTGCTGACGACGCCGCCGTTGGCGAGATACGGGATTTTTCCGATCTCGGGAATATCGATGCCGAAGCTCTTGCCGCCAAGACCAGGCACCCAGTCAGGAATGTCGACCGAGATGCGGTTGAGGCCGCGGATCATACTGTTGAGCGCATCGACCGCCGCGTTGAGCAGACCGATGACGGCGTTGAGCGGAGCCTTGGCCAGCCCCACGAACGCAGAGAATACGCTGCCAAAGATGTCCTTGACTCCGTTCCACGCGCGTTCCCAATCCCCCGTGAAGACGCCGCGGATGAAGTCAATAACGCCGTTAAAGACCTGCTTGATGGCGTCCCAAATGCCCTTGGCGGCGGCGGCAAAGCCGTTGAGCACGTTTCCAAGAATGCCAAACTGCTCCGACCAGTCTCGCACAAAAACGCCCTGTAGGAAGTCATCGACCCGCTGGAGGACGCGCTGGATGTCGTCGCCGAAGATCGCGATCGCGGCCACCGCTGCGGCGATGGCGAGCGGGATCGCGCCGACGGTGGCAATGATTGTCGACAGGATCGGCGTCACTGCCGAGATCGCCCCCGCAATCTTGGAGATGATCCCAGCGACAGGCGAGATCGCAGCCACGACGGCGAGCACCGTCATAATCAGCTTGAGCGTACCCTCGTCGAGGTTGCCGATGTACTCAAGCACTCGGCCGACGGCCTCGATCACATCCTCAAAGATCGGGAGGAGCACCTCCATCGCTTTCGCGCCCGTAGTTGCGAGCGTGGCAGCGCTCTGTGCCTTGATCTTATCGATCGCATCGTTGACTTCATTGAGGCCGTCGAGCGTCTCCTGATCGAGGATCAGGCCGAGATCCTGCGCCTCGCGCCCGTACTCACGGAGAGCAGCTCCGCCGTCATCGATCACACCAGCGAGCTGGTCGGCGCTCTTGCCGAAGAGCGTCATCGCGAGCGTGTCGCGCTCGGTTTCGTTTTCGATCTGTGAGAGCGCCATGACCGTCTGATCGAAGACGTCAGAGACGTCGAGCAGCTCTCCGTTGCTGTCTCTGACCGAGACGCCGAGCTGATCGAACGCCGCGGTGACGTCCTTCGACGTTGACGTCATATTCTTTTTGAGCTTCGTTGCCGATCCCGTAATCGTCTCAACGGAGACGTCGATGCGATCGGCGGCGTACTGCATTTTTTGCAGCTCTGCGGTCGTAAAACCGCTTTGCTTGGCCAAAGTATTGAGATCGTCGGACATGGTCACGGCCTTGTAGGCCGCTCCGCCGAGAGCACCAAGTGCGCCCGCGGCTGCGGTGCTGATGCCCTTCGTGGCACTGGCAATCTTTCCCGCGCCCTGACTGATCTTGTCGGCGGTCGCGCCGATCGCGGCAAGCGCTGCGTTCGATTCCTGCGACGCCTCTTTGAGGCTGCCGAGGCTCTGCTCGGTCGCAACGATCTCGCGCTCGAGTCGGCGGTACTCGGCCTGATTGACCTCAGTGCCGTTTTTCATCTGCTCGTCGGCCTCGGCCTTTGCCTTTTTAAGCGCGTCGAGCTTGTCGGTCGTCTGACCGACAGCCTTAGAGAGCAACTCCTGCCGCTGCGCCAGCAGATCGGTGTTCGTCGGGTCGAGCTTGAGCAGCCGCTCGACCTGTTTCAGCTCCTTCTGCGTGCCGTTGATTTCGCTGTTTGTCTTTTTGAGAGCCTTATCAAGGCCCGAGGTGTCGCCGCCGATCTCTACGGTGATGCCTTTGATGCGATCAGCCATTTAACCACCTCCGAAAAATCTATTGATGTCGGCCTGCGTCGCCTTGTAGGGATAGTCGCAGCCGTCGTTTGCTTTTTCCGTATAGAGATCATAAATCATCCCCATCGTCACGCCGTCGAGGGCTTCGTCTGTCACGAAGCCCATTTCGGCGCATCGGAGGAGGAAAATCGAGCCGTTAGGCTCGCGGATAGTCTCTCTTATTTTTTTTTTGGCACGGCCGTCGTGGCGCCGTTGTCCTGCCATAGCTCCAGCACGGTCGGCATGATGCGATAGATGTCAAACACGCCGTCGATGCCGTCGAGCCATTCGTCGGGGTTCTTCCCGACCTTTTCGCCGCCCTGCAAAAGCATGATCCACGCGGCGTTCTCAAAAATCGTGAGGTCGAGCGCGTCAAACTGCTCGCCCTCGCTGGTCTTCTCGTAGCTCTTTTTGAGCTTCTGCATATCAACCACGAGATCGCGGCCGAAAAACGAGCGATAGAGGCGAGGAGTGCGGGCAGACGCCCGCATCCTCTTCTCTACGCCGTCGATGATGACGGTTCGTTCCATGTGCTGCCCCTCAAGCGGTGCGGAAAACGCTATCAAACCACGCGGTGCGCGTAGCTTCGGGCGTCTCCGCGGTTGTGCGGCCGAGGATTGTGCCGTCGGCGAGAGCGGAGGCCGTGATGGTCATGCTCTGCGTCTGCGGGTCGGTCGTCTCGGTCACGGTGGCGCTGCCGACGTTAGGATCGGTAGCGGTGCAGTTGTAGAGGACAAACAGGTTGTTTTCCTCGTCTCCGTCGATCTGATACAGCAGGGCGAAGCGCACAGGAGCGCTCTGATTGCTCTTGACGAGCACCTTGCTCGTGGCGTCCTGTGCATAGCCAAACAGGTCGGTCAGCATCTGATCGGGCACGAGCGCGACCTCAAGGTCGCCGCTGTAGCCCGAAGCGCCCTTCGACGCGCAATAAACGATGTTATCCGCGTAGAAGTTGGAGATGTCGCCGCTCGCCGCGAGGTCGAGCGTGACCGCGCCAGGAACTGCCACAGGGGTCGCCCAAGTGTAGGAGGGCACGCCATCGGTGACGGTTTCGGTCAGCACGGCATAGTGCACATTCTTGAGGCCAAAACGGACTTTGGAAGCCATAGCTTTTTACACCTCGATTTCATAGATGATCTCGAAGCATTTCTCGTCTTCGAGATAGGTTTCTGTCTTCGCCCACACGATAGGGACGCTGTCGAGAACGGCCTCAACGGCGGCCTCCGTGTCGGGCGACTTCTCGCGCGTGTAAAGCTCGACGTCGACAGGCGTGCGCTTGTGGTACACGCGGTTGTCGGCGGCGAAGTTGTCGCTGCCCGTGGCGAGGAAAACGATGTATGGCAGCGACGGCTCGTCAGTCTCCCACGCGCGGTAGACGACGGGCAGCTGCGTCGAGGACAGAAGCGTTTTGAGTTGTGCAAGTGTCATGTCACGCGCCTCCCTTGACGATCAGCTTGACTTTCTTGCCGAGGCGTTCAGCCGCGGCGTCTTCGGCTGGCTTGATGTGCGGGAAAGCCCGCGTTCTGCCGCCTTTTCCGACGATGGCGTGTCCTTTCTCGAGCAGATGCGTCAGTCGGTATTGCTTTCCGGCATTCACGATCACGGTCACGCCAGACGGCGTCTCGCTCGTCTTTTTCGAGTTCCACGCCTTTCGATATTCGCCCGTGTGCTGCTGGATGCCGCTCGAATCGATGTTCGAGCGGATATCCTTGACGCACTGCTTCCCCTCGTCGATCACGGCCTTCTTGACGTCGGCCGCAACGTCCTCGCTGTATTCGGCGAGCTGGCGGGCGATCTCTGTGCCGAGGCCGTCAACGGCGACGGTCTTGCTCATACGCCCACACGCTCCTCAAGATACAGCTCGATCGTGTCGCTGCCGTCGGCGAAGTAGGTACGGTACACGTTGTAGCGCTTGCCGCGCCACTCAGCGATCCGCTCGCCGTTGTAGTTGACGATCGGCGTCTCGGCGACCAGCTCGGGCTGCATCCCGTCACGCCCAGCGGCATACCACTCGGCGCGGGAAACACTGCGAAGATGTGCCCAAACATCGGTCGCCGTCTCGGTGGCGATCTGTTGGCCGATATCGTCCTGCGCATAGGTTTCGGCGATCAGCGTCAGCAGGTCATCCATCCGAGGCAGCCCCCTTCTCGGAGATCAGGCGGTTATTGAGCATCCAGCGGAGGAAGCGCGGCATGCCAGTGTTATCGCGGCGCTGCCGGTAGACATACGCCGCGTACTGCACGACGAGCATGCTGTCCTCGACGGAATTGGTCAGCGTGATGCCCTCTCGGGCGATCGCGGCCTGCGTCTGCGTGATCAGCGCGGAGAGCATCGTGTCGAGCGCCGTCGAGGAGATTTGCAGGTCGATCTTGAGCATGGTCAGCATCTCGGCGTCTGTCATACGGATCAGCCCCTTTTCTTGGTCTTGGTCTTTTTCGCCGTTTTCGCGGCAGGTGCGGGAGCCTCGAGGGCTTCAACGAAGTCCCCCGCGGCGGCGATCTCCTCGAAACGATCTCCCGATACGTCGAGGATCTCGCCGACGCGGTAGAACGCTCCCGTGTGCTTATCCACAAACGGCGTCAGCACACGCGCCCTCATCAGGCGTTGGCGGGCTTAAGGACGTTGGTGAACGCGTTGGGCGTCACGACTCCGAGGCCGACATACATGCGGCCGACGACCTCAACGAGGTCTTCCTTTGCGCGGCCAGTGTCATTGATCTTGAAGCGGGCGCCGTCGCCGTTCGGGAAGTTGGCCTGCGCACCGGCGCCGAGATCGCCGACGATCATGTAGACCGCGCCAGTGGTCGCGGTGTCATAGGCAGGCAGCGCGGAGGTGAACACGACGTCAAGACCCTCGAAGGGATCGACATTGAACTGACCAGCGTACTGCGCGGCCTTGAACGCACCCCAAGTGGCCCTGTTGAGGATCACGACGGGGTTGGAGGCCTGATCGGACAGCAGAGCCATCGCGGCGGCGACAGTGCCGATCGCGGGGGCCGCGGTGAGCTGCGCCTGCTGCGGAGCAGTAGCGGTAGAGGCCGCAGGAGAGGCAGCGATCAGGGTGATGATCTGCGCAGCGGCGAATTTGATGATCTTGTAGGTGATCTCATCGACGATGTAGTCGAGGAAGGCCTCGCCGTTGAGGTCGAGTGCCTCGTCAGAGATGCTGATCCACTTCTTGATGGACTTCGGGATCATGGTCACGATGCCGAGAACGATCGTCTCCTCATCGGGAGCGGCAGCGCCCTCGTTGTGATAGGCAGCATCGGTCGCGCTGATCTCGAAGCCGACCTTCACGTTGCCGCGGAGGTAGGTGCGGGTCACGCGGCGGAAGACCTCATCGTTCTCCCATGCCTGACGGATGCGGTTCTCGACATAGGTCGGGACAGGGATGTAGCCGACCTGCGGAGAGACGGCGTTCTCGGTCAGCAGGGATCTGATCTGCGACTCGTCGCCCTTCTTGAGATAGTCGACGTAAGCGTTGATGTACTCGCGGCTCTCGCGGATTTCCATAGGTTTGTTCTCCTTTCTTTCGATCGGGCGCTCTTCGGTGCCCGTCTCGGCGGGCGCGGCTGCTTCGATCTCGGCCAGCTCGCTCTCGAGCTGCGCGATCTCGCCGCGCAGGGTTTCGATTTTCTGATCGGTGTCGGCTTTTTCCGTCTCAAACTCGGTGACGGACGCCTCCACCGCGGCGCGCTCCTCTTCGGTCTGCGCTTCCTTGATCGATGCCTCGATCTCGGCCGAGCGCTTTGCGAAGTCGACGGCCTCAAGAGCCGTCAGGGCGTCGCGCTTGTCTTTGATGCTCTTCGCGAGCATCAGCGCACGCAGTGCCATTAGTTGGTCACTCCTTTCAGCTTCGCCAGCATCGCGGATTTCCACTTTTCGGCGCGGAACGCCGCGGCGTCGTGCTGGCGCGCGATGACGGCCGTGTCCTGATAAGCGGGGAACGTAACGACGCTGACCTCGTATAGTTTCACGCGCACAAGCGTCCAGTGGATCGTTCCGTCGGGCAGCTCTTCGGTGGACTGCTCGAGGATGTCGAAGCCGAAGGAACACTGGTTGACGTCTCCGCGCCTCACCCGCTCGTAGAGATTAACAGCGTCGCGATCGTTCGGATTGATTGCGACTCTGCCCCACAGGCCGATGTCGTCGGTGCGAAGCTCCAGCGTCCCCGCGGTCGTGCGACCGAGGACGAGCGTGCTGTCGTGATTAACGAGCGCACGGATGTCGCCGCCGAGCGTCTCATCGAACGCTGTCGGGGCGACAGTTTCAAAACCGCCATCGAAAACTTGATAACGGCTGCCAAAAACGGCGAAGTAGCCCTCGATGTAGAGGTTGCCGTCTTCGTCGCGGGTCTGAAAGTCCTTCATCGGGAAGGATCGGGTCTGCATTTCCATTTCTTAACCTCCCAGCTTGTTCTGATCGCCGATCCTGTCGGCGGGGATGTAGTTCTCGAGAACGATCAGACGGTCGAGGCCTTCGAGCGGCTCCATGCCGATCTTGTCGCGCACCTCGTTGCCTGTGACGATGCCCTTGTCGTAGAGGTCGCTGTAGACGCTGGCCGTCTTTTGCAGATCATACGAGTACAGCTTCGAGGCATTGAACGAGAGATACATCCGCGGGCTGATAATCAGCTTGCGGGTCATTTCCTGCTCGATCTCCTGCGCGATCGGTCGGATCGTTGAATCGATGAAGTTGTCCCATTCGTCGGCCTTGTAGTCGCCGACGCCGAGAAGGAACGGCGGCACACCCAGCACGGCCGCGACGGTGCGCTTGTCGAGCGTTACCGTGTCGTTGAGCGCGAGATCTGCCAGAGAGAGCGGTTTGACCTGCTCGACGGAGAATTGCTCCGCGGGGATCAGCCAAGGCTCGCCCGCGCGGTTGGTATGGATGTAGCTGTCGAGGAGCTTCTGCCGGCCCTCGGGCGAGCTAAATTCGTCCGTCAGCGCGTCGACCTTGACGATGATCGAGGGCTTCCACTTCGAGCGCATGAAGCCGTTCGACGTGTCCTGCGCCTGCGCGAGGTTCTCAACGATCTTTTTCAGCGGAATGCGGAAGCCGCGGCCGAGCCACAGGTGCGCGGGATCGGGATTGAGGCGGAAGTGCAGCAGGTCGCGCGGATCGTAGCTGACGTTGTCGATGAGGATGCGATAGTCGGAGCTGTTGAGCATCTCCGCATAGCTGACGCGGCAGGCGGGGATCGGCTCGAGCGAACCGAGGAATCCTGCCTCGGTGTGCGGGTAGACGATGCTGTTTCCGTCTCCGTAGAGCAGCAGGTTCATGACGACGGCCGTGATGAACTCGGTGCGCGTCATCAGCGGGTTAGGCTCGATGTCGATTTTTCGCGACAGCTCGTTTTGCACGCGGATGTCTCCGCGCTCGGTATTGGCCATCAGATAGATCGTCATGCTGGCGATCAGCTGCGCGATCCGCAGGCACGCGCCCACGATCTCGGGATTCTCGTCCATGCGCGAGTAGCCGCCGCCGAGCTGCTCCGCGAAGACGGAGCCGTCGAGGAGCTGCACCCCGCGGCGCTGCATTGGCGTCTGCTTGCGGCGGAAGAAGTCGAAGATGCTCATTTGTCACCCCACCATTTTTTTGCCTTTTCGGATTTTTCCATGTTGTCGAGGTATCTGACGCAAGCAAAGACCGCTGCGTCGAAGAGGTCGATGCGGCTCTGCGGCTGCACCTTCTCGTACTGTACCATGTCATCGGTTTTTTCGATCGCGCGGACGTTTCCGACGCAGTACTCAAAAGCCTCTGAATGGCAATAAAAAAGAGCGCCGTCTTTTGCGCTCTGTTCGATATGCCGAAAACCTTCGGATTTGCGGTAGAAATACTGCGGCTGGTCGACCACGTTGAAGCCCGCTTGCTTCATGCCGAGGAAATATTCGCGGCAGAATTTGCGGTCGTGTCCGATCTGCTTGATCTTGTAGCCGCGCTTGCGCATGTCGATAAACCAGTTGACCACGTCGGCATAGTTGACGGTCGGGCTGTTGCACATCGTCAGCAGACCGTCGTCCGCCCAGCCGAAGAGCGGGATGTTGTCCTCGTCGGCCTTCTTGTAGGCCGCCGTGATCGGGAAGAAAGCATGCGTGATGATGATGTCGGTGCCCTTGTAGTGCCCGAAGAGCGCGGCCGCGGTGAGGTCGTGCATCTTCGAGAGATCCGCGCCGCCGTACCACGCGATCGGTAGCTTGGCCAGCTCGTCGACCGTCCACGAGTATTTGGCATCAGACCGCTTGAACTCATCGACGTCGAAGTAGCTGCGCATCGCCGAGGTGTAGATGTCGAGCGAGCGGCTCAAGAAATCCTTGCGCTGCTGCGGATCGTTCTGCGCTTGGAGCGCCTCGTTCATGATGTCCGCGGGGCGGATCGTCACGCCGTAGTTTGGATTGGCCTTCTCGTGCTGGATCGGATCGAGATAATCGACGTTGCCGTTCTCGTCCTGATCGGCGCGGGCGACGAAGACGAAAAGCGTGTCGTCCTTGACCTGCCCGCTGACGACCTTGATCGCGTACTCCATCCGGCGGTAGCAAAAGCTGTTCGCGTTGTCGCCTGCGGTCGTGATCCCGATCATCAGCTTGTTCGTATACGCCCGCATCGCCTCTTTGAATCGGTTATACTGCGCAGCCTTTTTGAAGCTGTGGATCTCATCGGCGATGGCGATGTTGCAGTTGAAGGAATCCTGCGCGTCGGGGTTAGCCGCAAGGGCTTCGATCTTGAGCGAGCCGATCCGCTCGCCGTAATCGTCGAAGAAGTCGGTCGAGAGCGAATGCTCGCGGTTATTGTCTAGGATGCGGAACTCGTCAGCCGCACCGTTCGCGCGGATGCTCTCGACGATGACGTCGAAGCTCTGACAGGCCTGCTTTGCCGATCCCGCAACGATGTAGAGGCGGGAGCCGCTCGCGCGTTCCAGCAGGGACAGCGCCCACGCCAGCGCGGCGAGGAATGTCGTCTTGCCGTTCTTGCGGCCGACCATGACGAACGCTTCTTTATAGCGCCGTTCTGTCGTTCCGCGGAAGTAGAAGCCGACGAGATTGTAGACGATGAAGATCTGCCAAGGCTCGAGAATGATCGGCTTGCCGACGAGGCTGGTTCCGTCCATCGCCTCGCCCTGCTTGTGCGTCATTGTCCTCGCGATCACGTTAATGACGAAGTCAGGCTTCTTCGTGTGCAGCTCGAGGTCGTCCCGATCGAGATCGGCAAGGAAGCGCTGCGCGGCCTGCACGATCTCCCTGCCCGCGATCTTTGTGCCCGCGACGACCGCCCGCGCATAGTCGAGGGCGTCCTGCTTGTAGGATCGAGTCTTACTCAAGCGAGGCCAGCGCCTCCGAGAGCTTGCTGCGCTTCTGCGGCTTCATCGCCGCTTCGTCGATCTTTTTCAGCCCCGCGGGCGTGAGGCCGAGATCGCGCCAGTAAGAGAGCGCGGAGGTATTAAGGTCGTTCCACAGGATCAGCGCGGGATTCTTCGATTTGTTCGTTGCCCCTGCGCTGTTTGTGTACTCGAGGATCGGCTGCGCGCCCTCGTCCTCGTAGGACGCAAATGTCAGGTCGCGCTGCTCGAGGATCACGGAGAGCGTCTCGATCACGCTGTCAAAGCACGGCCGATATGTGCCTGCGTCGCGGCAGGCGTTCAAGATTTTCTTTTTCCACGATGCGGATTTCATCTCAATTACCCACCATTTCGCAAGGTTTTCCAAATTTCCCCGAGCACTTCCACGAAGC